GTCAAGGTGGTGGCGCATGTTCATCTCATTAACTAACATGATGGTATCATTAAAGGGTGCTAAACACTTATTAATAATATAGGGAGAGTACTTCTTCGTCCACATAGGGTCATCTGAGTCTAACAGATTTTCCTTTGTTTCGTTTATAGACTTGAGGTAATGTTTAAGTTCATATCCACTCATTTGAATTGAACTTGCGTCATAATCTCAATCATAAATGCAAGCATATTGATTTCTTGGTCTGCAACGAATGCTGACTTGTAAGAATAATCTGCTGTAGCAAGTACGAGATGAGGTACAGTTTGAGGTTGGATATCTTCATAAAGAGCATCATATATCTTACGATACATACGAGATGGGTCATTATCAAGATTGTTGGCAACCCATTTGCGAATAGATTTGAAGTCCTTTTCTTTGAGGAATGAATTCAAATCCTTCATATTCGTTTCTGAGATGTTAACAAGTACACCACTGTCAATCATACCAGAAGTTGAATATCGTTGCAGTTCGTTTAGAACTCTTCTCCAATCGGGAAAGTATTTCTCAACAACACCAGCAACTGCTTTAGGTTGATACTGAACACCCTCTCCATCTAGAATAGTCTGAACACGCTTAAAGAATTCTCCAGCGAGTTTAGGTTTCTCTGATGCTGGAATACGAAATTCTATAACAGAGCATCTAGAGTGGAGAGGGTCGATGATTCGGTTTTTGAAATTACAGGTAAGAATAAACCCACAGTTCTTATGGAACTCTTCTATAAATCCTCTCAACGCAGGCTGAGTAGATTGAGGGTTTAAGTAGTCTGCCTCATCAAGAATAACGAACTTTCGATTACCATCCATAGAGACAGTAGAAGCAAAGTTCTTAATCTTGTTTCTGAGAACATCAATACCCGATTCTTCAGAACCGTTTATCATCATATAAGTAGCGCCTAGTTCCTCAAGCATTGCTTTTGCAACTGTGGTCTTACCTACCCCAGGCCCGCCAGTAAGTAGTAGATTAGGAATATGTCCATCATCTACGAAGGCCTGGAAAGTCTTTTTCAAATCTTCAGTAAGTACACACTCACTGATTTTTTTGGGACGAAACTTCTCGACCCACAACATCACATCATTCATAATATAAAACTCCTTGTTGGGATTATTTTGCTTCTAGAGCAATAAAGTATTCGATTTGTTTATTCACATGTGCGAAATGCGAAATACCTTTATCGGATACCTGTACTTTATAATCACCTCCAAGCAGTTTTAAGTTCTCAACTTTGAAAAAGTATGTGAAGTCATTCGGTGAATTATCACCAACTTTAATACTGAAGTCGTTAGAAGTTTCATTCTTACGGTCAGTAACAGTCAGTTCAATATCACCACCAGCTGTACCTTTAAGTACTACATCTGGAACACCCAATACTGCACTCGCTTTTTGGATTGCACTAAAGGTGTCTTGTGTAAACGTAAACTCTACGTCTACTGAAGGCATAGTGATTTCCGTTTTCGGAGTAGTCACTACGGATGGGTCACTAAAGAAATACTTCAGTGAACTCCCACCGCCTTCTTCATTCAATCGTACCGACTGATCTCCAAAGTCCAATGTAGGACTCTTAAACAGCGACATCGCTGAGAGGAATTCATTCAAATCGTAGATTGCGAATTCATTTGAAAAGGAATCTGGAATGGTTGCCTTCGCTACAATGTTTTTCATTGCAGACATTGTGTTTATCACATTACCAGATTTAACCAAAAGGTTTTGGTTTATTGTTGAGAAGTTCTTTAGAACGTCTTTGGTATCATTACTAAGTTGCATAATCAGTTATCTCCTTGATTCATATCGTGATTGTGTAAAGCCATTATACCATAATGGATTACTTTTAGCAAGTCATTTCTGTTCTTGCCGTCTTTTTTTCCGTATCGTTGTGAATATTTCATTATATTACCGATACAAAAACCTTCGCCATGTCCAGAATCCATAATGAATTCTGTGGCTTGAAACTTGTTGTGGGAATAGTGAGCATCATAGGTTTTGTCTATGTACTCTTTGAGTTGTTTCAGAATAACATCTTCTGAATATTTGTAATCTATTGTTTTCAATCCATACATCCTATAAAGTTGGATGGGGGGACGAACCCCCCATCACAGTTTCGATTAGCTAGAGTAAGAGTAATCAGAACCAGAGACTGCTTTAAGTCCAGCAGCGATAACACCTTTCGATGGTTCGCCTAGTCTATATGCAGTTGTTCCTTGGAACTTGTTTACATAAATGCAATTACCTTCACTTCTAAGCGTATCAATCATCGCTCTTGGTGATGTCAAGTCAAGTTTGTTTCTGAGTGTTCCCCATGTTACATTCTTCCCTGTAGAAAGAAGTCTCATAGTTTTTTCTCTTTTTGTTAGTGC